CATAATTTGAAATTATTTTTTGTAGTAAGTCCCACAAACCAGTTTCTTTCATTGTTCTTACTAACTCTACTAACTCATTTTTTATAATTTTTATCCATTTTTGTATTTCTTTCCAATTTATTAGTTTTAAAAGTTTATCTCTTACTTTAGTTGCCCAGTTAGACATTTTTTCAAATTGGTTATTGTATTCGCCTAGTTTCTTAAATGCGTCCATTAGTTTTTTGTCTATTCCTAGACCTCCACCTTTACCACCTGATGTTCCTCCCCCTGATGATTGAGTTGGTGTTTTAATTACGTTTAATTTATCGAAACCTCTTAATGTTTTTTGTGCCTCTTTAGAAGCCTTACTAGCTTTTGTTGCTGCTCCAGCCTCTTTTTCTAGTGCGTCATATAATTCATCTAGACCATCACTAGTCCCAACACCTTGCTCTGTTGCATAGGCGTCTGCACTTATACCAAATATGTTTTGTATTGTTTCCATTATGGTATTAATAACCATTAATATACCATTTAATACTGGAATAACTGCTCTTAATATTGGAATTAGGAAACCTCCTATATTCCTTCCTAGCATATCTATTTGGTTATGGAATATTTCTGTTTGGTTTGAAACTGAATTAACAGTGTTTGCTAAGTCACCTTGTGCTGTTGACAATTGCTTTTGCATTACTATATATGTTAGTAATGTTTTCTCTGCTCTTGTCATATCTCCAATAGACTTGTCTATTCCTAATGCTAATGCTTCTTGCCCTAATGCAGCTTGTGTAATATCTACACCATACGCTCTTACAGCTCTTATATTACCTGCTAATGCACTTTGGAATTTCTTAGATACTGTTTCTAGGTCTTGACCTGTAATGGACTTTACATCTATTGACATTTTTAGCATATTTTCTGCTAATGTATTAGCTACATCTGCGTCATATTCTAATGCGTTACCAAATTGTCTATATGTTGCAAGTGTTGATGTTAATTTAGCAGGGTCATAACCTACTATGTCTTTTAGTGTTTCTAGTAATTTTCTACCACTATTATCTACACTTCCATAAGCATTGTTTAAGAAGTTTAAATCTTCTATATATTGTGATTGTTTTTCTGATAATTTAAGCCATTCTTTCCCTAACTCTACAACTTTTGCAATAATTTGTTTTATTGTTTGTGCTACGTTTTTAAGCACTTGAATTGTAGCTGATATTGCCATAGAAACTGGCTCTCCAAAGGCTGCTGTCATAGCACCTTGTGCTGCATTACCACCTTTAACTATGTCTAAAAGCGAACCATTTATTTTTTGGTTTCCTTCTTCTTGCTTCTTTTGAGTTTGTATTATTTTTTCTGCTTTTGTATTATATTCGTCCATCTTTCCAGATGTTTTTGCATACGCTTCGGACACTTTGTTTTCTGTGTTTCTAACATCTGTTGCTGCTCTTGCAACTTCTTTTTCCATTTCGTTATTCTTTTGCAATGCACTATTTAAGTTCTCTAATTGAGATTTTGTAAACGAATATTCTTCACTCTCAGTTTTTGAAGCATTTGTTAGTTCTTCTAGTTTTGCTTTTTCTCGTTCTATTGCTTCTGTTAAAGATGTTCTTGTAGTAATTAATTCTTGTTGTATAGCATTGTAGCGTTCACTTGTTGGAGTTATGCTATTCATTATGTCGTTATATCTTTCTAATGCGTCCTTACAAGCGTCTACTTTACCTTGATAATCTTCAAGTGATTTGCCACTAAATGCTGATGTTGCTGCTCTCATATCAGAACCAACTTTTTTGATTGCGTCTGATAATATGTGCATATCTGTTGATACTGACTTTGTTCTTAGTCCATCAAAAGCAACACCTAATTGCTTAACTTTATCGTATAGTTGCCCATATTTAGATACTAGAGTTGATATTTGGTTTGTTGCTAATTGTGTGTTAACCCCAATTTCAACTCCTACTTTTTTTGCCATATACTCCTCCTTTCTAACTATCTCCTTGCCCAATAATTAAATTCTTCAGTAGGAGATAATTGTTTTTCTTCTTTTTTAAGAGTACCGTCAAATATTTCTTCAAATTTTGGAAAGGGTTTGCCTTCACCCTTTGTAAATGCGTTTGCTAATGAGATAGAAGTAGCTATACTTTGCATATTTCCTAAAAGCCACGCATTGTATTTTTCTTGTTCTATTTCTAACTCTTTTTGTTTTAAATAAAAAGTTCGATATGCCCAATACAATTGGGGGTCATTTTCCCAAAAGTCTGTACTAGACATACCGAACATTATAGCACTTGGAAATAACTCGTTTAAATAATATTCAGTAAAGCTGTTATATTCCATTGAATTATTATCTACTTTGTTGGTCTTAGTGCTTTCAAATTTTTTACATTTTTATTTTCTACCTTAGGTGTATATTTATCTATGTTTATGTCCTCTACCATTTGGTCTATTAATTTATTAACTTGTTCACCATATTCTTCTATGGCTTTATCGTAAAGTTCAAAACATTCGTTAGGTGTTAGTTTATGCGTTGTTCTTAGCATTATCCAAAACATCTTCTTATAAATATCAGCCTTAACAATATCAATGCTATTTAATGCTTCTTCAACTTTATCAAGACCTTCAAGTGGGTCTGTATCATCGTTTATTTCTGCATTATTGTCTTCCATAAAATTAGCTAACTTTTGTGCCTCTTCTACTTTTTGCATTTCTTCTTTTGTAAACTTTTCTATTGCTACTAACCCTGCTCTATTTAAAAAGAGTGTGTATTCATTACCATCTATTTCTATAACTTCTTTACTAAAATCATTCATTTTCGTTTTCTCCTTTTTTATTTACTATTCAACTGTTACATTGATTGTTCTATAAGATGTTGCTTCATTTGTTGCACTTGTTACTAACTTAATAGTTGTGTTTCCTGCAGCAACACCAGTTATTGTAAGTTTCCCGTTAGCATAATTTGCTGTTGCAATTGTTGAACTATCGCTTGTAGCAGTTACAGTTGCATTTGCACTTGTTTCGATAGATTGTACATTTTCTTCTGTTCCAGTTAATGTAATATCGTTAAGTGGTGAAGTAATAACTGCTGTTTGTTTAACTATATCTCTTACATCTGCTACTGGTTCATCTTCTGCACTTGTTACAGTTATGTAGATTTCACCTTGTTCAATTCCATTAACTTCTACACCACTTCTACCATATACCATAGTTCCTGTAAACTTTTCTCCAGTATCGTCAGCGTTTCTTTCTAGGAACTCTAAGTTTTTACCTTTGAATTTGTTTAATTGAATTATGTTATCTCTATGATAGTTGAATGTATAAGTTTTTTGGTCGTTAGTTTGTAGACCTTCAACTTGTGTTACAGCATTGTCAGTTAATACAGTTTTTTCAACTGTAGCTGGAGCTCCTTTTGTTGCTGGTAAGTTAGTTGTAGGTACTAATAGCATATACTTACCATCAGTATCTTTTACCATCAAACAAGCACCTTTAGAAAGAACTCCTTTGTCTGTATAATATCTTCCCATATTATTTATTTCCTCCTATATAATATTAAAAATATAAACTTTCATTCCAACTTGCTAGGCGACCACTAAACATCATCTCTTGTCTAGATATAGATAAGTCAATATTGTCTATTGGACTATCGCTATCTTTATCTAAACCTATGTTCCTAAAGAAATTTGATGTTAATTTTCTTAACTCGTTAATTATTTGTTTAGGTTGATATTTAGTGCCATCTACGATAGTTGGTTTTGCATAGAGGCTTACTCTATAATTTATTCTTGATACATATTCAAGCCTATCAGTTGTTTTCCCTTGTATATAGTCTGCTTCGTTCATTTGTCGCATTATTATTGTTGGGAAGTTTGTGTAAGATTTAGGCGTATTAGGATATATTTGTAGCACATCTTTAAATATACTTCTCTCTAACATATATTCTTTATATTCTTTAAAAAGTTCTTCTTCTATCATAATACACTTCCCATCTTTTTCTCTAGAAATTCCTCTACCCAATCATCTATGTTTTCTTCGATTTCTTTTGCTAAATAGTAGTAAATATATTTGCCTTCACTACCACTTGTGTGTTCAGGTAACCCATTGTCACCTTTATAACTCCAACCTTCGCTGTAGTCACGCTTTGAATTACTCTCATATTCCCATTCGTCACCTGTTCCTAAAGAACTATTTGCTCCCACTAAACCAACTCCATATTCTACGAGTTCTGCTAGTGAAAAGCCATCGCTATATTGAGTATCTCGATAAACTTCGTTAAAGAAATGAGTTAAATCTTCTACGCTAAGGTTTGCGTCATTATAAAGCGATATTGTATTGCCATTTATTTCTTCGTGGTTTCCAGCTATATATGCGTCTACTTTTTCTTGGTTAGCACTATCATTAGCATTTTCTATATGTGCTATATCTTTATCTAGCATAATTTGGTCTCGAGCCTTTATGCACTTTTTTAATAAAAACTCTTTAAACTCCATACTTGCTAACGATTTAGAAACCTTGTTATATTCATTAATTAACTTAGATAGATTATCTAGTGTTAATTCGACTTTATACATTCTACTTGCCATATACTACTTATTTAAACTTGCTTGGCTTGATTTGTTTTCTTCTTTTACTTCTTTTTCTTTTTTCTTTTCTGCTAGTTTCCAACCTAATGCTTCATAATTAGAAACTAGACTTTCTGGTACTGATTTTTCAATCATAACACCATCTTTGTTTTTAATTTCCATTCTTAATTCCATATATACCTCCTATTTTTGTTCGTTTGTTAGTTTAGTTAAATATAACCTAATAGATGTATTTTGGTTTCTAACACCTGATATATAGTAATCAGCGTCATCTCCATATTCCAACTCAACACCTTCTGGGAGAGGTTGAGGTTGTAATGGTGGAGTTAATGTTGGTACTGGGTCAGGTTTGCTAGGCTCTTTATCTACATATACTAAATCGTATTCTTTAAACTTTCCTAAATATTTCTTTTTATTAGTAATTGATATTGCTTTAGAACTTATTACTTTTCTACCAAAAACTTCCATTTCTACTGTTTCGTTAAGTGTTTGCACATTAAACATATATTTTTCTGGCTTAGAATATAGGTTTATTAAGTTCCCATATTCGTCTATTGTATTACCTATCCATTTAGCAATATAGATTTTTGATTTTACTTTGTGTATAGGTTGACTATTAAGGTTGTACATCGTTTTCTTCACTTCCTCCGTTTGGTTCTTGTGTAGTTGTTTCTACCTCTTCCACATCTTCCTCTTCGGAAGTATCAACTTTTCTAGGAACTCCTACATTAGATACCAACTTGTTCATTAAGAAATTTGACAACCCATCGCTTAACTTAGTCCAAGATATAGTGTTCTCTGCATAGTTTGTAATTCCTTGCTTATCAGCTAGGTTATATAGTTCTACGCAACATCTTAATTGCCAATTATAATATTTAGCAGGTATTTCGTACTCTTCAAAATCATCAAAAGGGTATAATGTTTCAAGTAAGATATAAGCACTATCATTTAGTAAATCTGTTAAAACAATTACCCAATTTTCCTCGCTTTCAAATATATCTTCATCATAAGGTATCTTAACTTTCAATTTCTCTAATTGTTGTTCAAGTAATTCCC